CACCCCAATCATGTCCGCAGAACCGGGAACATTTCATCAACTCCCTGACGGGATGGACTTCAAACAATTTGACCCATCGCATCCAACCACGGCGTTTGCGGACTTTGAGAAGGCAATCTTGCGCGGAATCGCCTCAGGTCTGGGCGTATCTTATACAAGTCTCGCCAACGACCTCGAAGGAGTCTCTTATTCTTCTATACGCCAAGGGGCACTTGAAGACCGAGACTTTTACAAAACTCTACAACAGTTTATGATTCAGCACTTTGTCGAACCTGTCTTTCGCGAGTGGCTTGCGATGTCAATGACGACACAGGCTTTGAATCTGCCTATTAACAAATTTGATAAGTTTGCGGATTCGGTCGAGTTCAGGGCTAGAGGATTTGCATGGGTTGACCCGCAGAAAGAAATCAACGCCGCAGTTATTGCGATGCAAAACGGAATTATGTCCATGCAAGATGTGGCAAACCAATATGGTCGCGACATCGAGGACACCTTCGAGCAAGTGGCGATGGAGAACGAACTCGCGAAAGAATACGGGATTACCCTTGCTTTCCAACCTTTCGGTCAGAAACTCCCTGCGGTTCCTGACATTACTGGCTCCGAATCGGAAACGGTTCCTGAACCGCAACCAGTTCGTGAGCAGACTATTAACCTAAACCCGAACTTTGAAGTTAAAACCGAACCAATACAACTGAATCTTAAAGTTGAGTCCGGGGAGAAAAAGCGCAAGAAATCTATTCGCCTTGTCAGAAATGATGAAGGCATGGTTATCGGAGCAGAGGAAGAATAATGGCTATTACAACTGCGGTTTGTAACTCATACAAACAAGAGATTCTCGAAGGCGTTCATGCATCAACAGATACATATAAGATTGCCTTGTATACAGATTCTGTGACTCTTAGTGCATCAACAACTGCCTACTCATCAACAAACGAAGTAAGCGGAACTGGATATGATGCAGGTGGAAAAACTCTTTCGGGTTTTTCCTCTGGTTTGTCATCTAGCACCGCATATTTAACATTTACTGACCCTGCTTGGACAACTTCAACGATAACCGCAAGAGGTTGCTTAATTTATAACTCAAGCAAATCTAACAAAGCAGTTGCGGCTTTTGATTTTGGTCAGAATGTCACATCCGTAAACGGAACCTTTACAGTTGACTTCCCCGGTGTTGGCGCGTCTAGCCTAATTACTATCGCATGACAATATTATTTGATGACGGATATGGTTTATTTGATTCGGCATCGGGTGATTTTGATGATGCTGGCGTAATCAATGCAACCGCAAGCGTTTCAGGTGTAACAACAACATCTGGTTTTGGTAGTGTTTCTGCAAACGGCACAGGCAATGCAATTGTCTCTAATGTGGCGTTAAGCACCACACTCGGAAATGTTTCGGCATCAGGCATACAATCTCCGACCGCAAGTGTTAACAATGTAAGCGGAATTATTTCTGCGAACACAATAACTGCAAGCGGAACTGAATCTAGGACTGCATCAGTTAGCGGAATTGCCCTTATATCAACTGCTGGAGAGGCTTTAGGAATTGGAGATGGTAGCGCGATTGCGTCTGTTTCCTCTGCCTCTACAACCTCATCCGCAAGAAGTATTGGCGCGACAGGAACGATAGAGGGAATTACAGGTTCGAAGAAATCCAAAAAGAAACTGCAACAATTTTTCTTGCCATTTAATCCTGTTGCTATAACATTAGAAACAAATAAAGATGCTCGGATTTCTGTTGTTGGGGCTACTATTTATGCAAATGTTGGGAAATGTGAAGCAACTTCGACTGTTTCTATTTCTGCAAAAGCAAAGATTTATAGTATCGGAACAAAATCTGATGTTGAATTGTTAAAGGCGCGTGGGATTAAGAACCCAACAGATGACGAACTTATTTGGCTACTTGCGGCATGATTTATAACGGTGAAGAAATCAATTCCACTCCTACTGATGCGATGGCCTCGGAAGCGCAAAGAGGTCTCGATTGGCGCGCAGAGTTCGGTCGCGGTGGAACATCTATCGGTGTCGCAAGGGCGCGGCAATTGGTCAACAAGCAAGAACTTTCCGCAAGAACCATCAAGCGGATGCACTCCTATTTCTCCCGTCACGAAGTCGATAAACAAGGCCAAGGATTCAGTCCGGGCGAAGAAGGTTACCCCTCGGCAGGGCGCATAGCATGGGCTTTGTGGGGCGGCGATTCTGGGCAATCTTGGGCAAGGGCAAGGGTAAACCAAATGAATACTATTGACAAAAAAGACCGCGCCGCACCTGACGCATTGGGTGTTGGCGACTTTGTTTCTTGGGATAGTTCTGGGGGCAGAGCGCGGGGAAGGATTGTGCGTATCGAGCGCGATGGCGAGATAAATGTTCCAAATTCAGACTTCATTATTACTGGAACCCCCGAAGACCCTGCGGCCTTAATTCGGCTCTATCGTGAGGGCGAGGATGGTTATGCGGCAACGGAAACATTAGTCGGGCATTTGTTCTCAACCCTGACCAAAATTGATGCTCTACGGTCTTACGACTCAAGACCATATCCTAACGAACACGCCGCTAGACTCACCAATCCAGACCAATATGACGGATTCCGCAGGGAAAATGATGCGGGTGGCGATGGGATTGACTTTATTTATGGCATCAAAGATGGGCAATCCGAGTTGCAAGCAATCCGTTTTGACAAGACCAAATTTAGTCCAAGCGAGGCAAAGGCATGGCTCGAGAGAAACGATTTCTCGCCAATTCTTTTTGAGGATGCTATTGAAAGACTTGCAACAATAGAAAAAACCAATCAGAATCAAGATATGGACAAGCGACACATTATCGACATCGAAGAAACCGAAGGTTCTTACATTATTGAATTTGCCAAGGCAGAGGTTGAGGCAGAACCAATGGATGAACCTGCGGAAGTAGACCTCGAAAGTGTTGCCGAGGGCGAGAATTCGATGCACGAAGATGAGATGCAAGGCATGAGCGCAGAGCGCAAGGGCAAATCATTGTCTCGCCGCGCCAACGAAATGATGGCTGAAGTTCAGGATGACCGCCGGGTTGGGATGGCGATTTCCTCTGAACTAGGTGTTGACCGTGGGTATGGCGAGGAGGTTCTTGACCATTCTGCGGACTCGATTGACATGGAATTCTTAAACTCAGGCCGCGCACCCTTGTTGCTCGACCATGACCCAACCAAGCAAATTGGTGTTATCGAATCTGTATATCTCGATGGCTCGGCGCGCAGATTGCGTGCGACTGTGCGTTTTGGAAAAGGCGCACTTGCAAGCGAGGTGTATCAAGATGTTGCCGACAATATTCGCGGGAATGTTTCCATCGGATATATCGTCAACAAAATGGTAGAAGACCCGAAAGGCTCGAAAATCTATCGAGCAACGAGTTGGACACCTCTAGAGGTTTCCGTTGTATCTATTCCCGCTGATGCGTCAGTCGGCGTGGGTCGTGCGGCAGAATCTTCGCAACCTTCTATTCAACCTTCCATTCCTCAAGGAGAAACTACAATGGAACAAGTAAAAGTTGAGTCGGTGAGTGCGGATGCCGCAGTTGCCGCCCGTAATAAAGAAGTGGCAGAGATGTTCTCTCTTGCCGCCCGTCACAACCAGCGCGCACTTGCTGAAGAGGCAATTCAGCGCGGCGCAAGCATTGAGCAGTTCCGTGGAATGTTACTCGACAAAATCGGTGACAAACCCCTCGAGCAGGTCAATGTTGGCATGACCCAAAAAGAGCGTCAGGCTTATTCTCTGATGCGTGCTATTGCCTCGGCAACGAGCAATGGTGGTCGCGTAAGCGGATATGAGGCTGAGATTTCTCAGGAACTCGCCAAGCGTTATGGCAAAGACCCACGCGGTTTTTATGTTCCCACGGACATCTTCAAGCGCGACATTCTGACAACTTCCCCCGCAAATGGCTCGAACTTAGTTCCCGAAGAGTGGCTCGGCTCTGAGTTTGTTGACGCATTGCGCGCAAATGTTGTTGTTATGGGCATGGGCGCAAGAATGATTTCTGGCCTGAAAGGTGATGTTGCAATCCCCGCTATGAACGCTACGACTGCCGTTGCGTTTGTTGCTGAGAACAACGCACCGACCGAAGGCGCGCCTTCTTTCCGTCAAATCACTATGTCGCCAAAGACTTTGGCTGGCTATGTGGATATTTCCCGCAAGTTGATGATGCAGAGCGACCCCTCTGTTGACCAACTGTTGCGTGACGACATCACCCGTCAGTTTGCAGTCAAGATTGACGATGTGGCTATCGAAGGCGGCGGTGCAAATGAGCCAACAGGTATCCTCGGCACGAATGGAATTGGTTCGGTTGCTATGGGTACAAACGGCGGCGCAATCACCTACGCAAAATTGGTTGACCTCGAGCGCGAAGTTGCAATCGACAACGCATTAACGGGAAGTCTGTCGTTCTTGACCAACCCGAAGGTTGTTTCTGCAATGCGTAAGACTGCGCGTCAGGCTTCAGGTGTTGAGGGCAACTTCATCCTGAACGACACCAATAGCGTACTTGGCTACAATGTTGTTTCCACGACAACTGTTCCAAGCGACCTCACCAAAGGAACCTCTTCGGGTGTTTGCTCGGCAGTTATCTTCGGTAACTTCAATGAGTTGATGATTGGTATGTGGGGCGGTCTTGACATTCTGGTTGACCCCTATACTGGCTCCAGCACAGGCGCAACCCGCATTGCGATGTTCCAAGACATCGACATCAAGTTGCGTCATGCCGAGTCGTTTGCGGCAATCAAAGATGTAACAACCGTCTAATCTAGGGCGATTGAATAAAGGGGCGGCTCAAAAGGTCGCCCTTTTTTATTATGAAATTTTTATCTCAATTCAAAGATTTCCATAAAGGTCAGACTTGCGCGATTCTTGGAGGTGGCGTTTCTCTGCCCAAAGACTTGCGGAGCATTCCGCAGGTTGATGTCCTGATGGGCGTTAACCAACACGCCGTTATCCTTCCTCTCGACTATATTGTTTTCTCAGACAGAGAAATGTGGAAATATATTGAGGATATAGACGGGTGCTACAAGGTTTCCAATCTAAACAAATGGCGCGACCGCAAAGACTTTATCCATTGTGGCGAGGCTCCCGCGATAGGTTTCTCTGGGGCAAAAGCAGTTTGGGTTGCCGACCAAATGGGATTTGAAACAATCTATGTCTGCGGAATCGACCAATATCAAAATAGAGATGGTCGGGAATATTGGTGGCAAGCAAGTCAATCGGAACCATTTCAGCCCAAGCACATATCCGCTAGAGATGACTTGACCAGATGGAAACAATTCTTGTTAACATTGCAAAATCCTGATAGAGTGTTTTTTGTTTCAGGCAGACTAAAGGAGTTACACCAATGAAAGTTGAAATTAAAAACCCCGTACATTGGAATGGTGAGCATCGTGATTGCGGCGATGTCATCGATGTAAAAGAGACAGATGCCGATTGGTTAATTTCCCGTGGGAAAGCGGTTCCTTATGTTGAGAAAGTTACTATGGAGAATCGCGCGGTTGCTTTGGAGGATTCTCCGCAACCCAAGTTGTCCAAGCGAACATGGAAAAAATCACCGTTTGTTGCGTCTTAAAGTCTGGCGGGGAGTATCTTCCCCGTCATGTTTACAATCTTCGCGATATGTGCGAGGACTTCTTACCCCCGCATGAGTTTGTTTGTTTGACCGACTTAGAGCAGATGCATTGCCCAACAATCCCTCTGTTTCACAATTGGCAGGGATGGTGGTCAAAGATTGAGTTATTCAAACTTAAACCGCCTGTCTTGTTTTTTGACCTCGATACGGTTTTGCTTAAAGACTGTTCCTCAATCGTGGAGGCCGCGAAAGGCAAGGACTTCGTGATTCTGCGGGATGTTTACAGAGGCTGGTCGAATCCCCATGCCATGCAATCCTCGATGATGTATTGGGAGAAACCCTTAAACTTTGTTTTTGATTCATTCTTGGCTACCCCGGACTATTGCGAGGGTGGCGACCAAACTTTCCTAGAGAAGATGTTTTACGACAAGTTACACATGGCGACATTTTGGCAAGACATCACAGATGGGATTGTTTCCTACAAGGCGAATATATCCGTTCATGGGGTGCGGCCTGAAGATAAAATAGTGATTTTTCACGGCAAACCTAGACCTTGGGAGCAAAAGCAAATTGCCTATCCAACTTGAAAACCGAAGCGGGTGGATGATTCCAATCCGCGATTCCGTTGCCCAACAAATAATCCTTCGCGAAGTAAATGATATTCCAACGATTGCCTCATACTGTAAACAGTTTAGAACTGTAATTCAGGCTGGAGGCAATATCGGGATTTGGCCTATTGCATTGTCCAAGAGGTTTCAACGGGTCTATACGGCTGAACCTGACGAGGCAAACTTTGCGGCCTTGGAGATTAACACTCGAAACTACGCAACCATAATGATTCGCAATGTTGCCTTTGGGCTACAAAGTGGCACAGGCGCAATCGACCATATCGACCCCGAGAATATCGGCGCGCACCAAGTCAAAGAAGGCAATGAGTTTGACATCATTCCGATTGACGACCTCGATATTCAGGACTGCGACCTGCTTCAGTTAGATGTCGAAGGATTCGAACATTTTGCGATTGAAGGTGCGATAGAAACAATCAAGAAATCCTTTCCTGTCATCTGCTTGGAATTAAAGGGACTCGGCAAGCGATATGGGGTTGAAGACCAAGAAACGATAGATTTACTCGCGGATTTGGGGTATAAAGTTGCCAACAGAATCCATCGTGATGTGATATTCACAAAGGCTTGATATGGCAGTCGAAACGGCAACTGAGCGCGCAATTTTTGTTGGGATAAATGACTTTGGGGTTGCGGCTACATTTACCGCGACAACTGGCGGTCAATCATCAACTGTTAATGGAGTATTTGATAATGACTATATTGAAGTCGATACGGGCGGCAATGTTGGCTATGCTCTTTTGCAACCGCGTTTCCTTTGCAGGACTGCGGATGTTTCTACGGCAGTTGAAAACTCGACTTTGGTCATTTCGGCGGTGACTTATAAGGTCAAGGTTGTTAAATCAGAAGAAACAATGAGCCATCTGAGGAAACAGATTCGGGACAACATAATTACGACCGTCACGGGGTTGGCAACAACTTCGACTCGGGTTTATGCCTCTCGGGTTTATCCTTTGGCCTCAGATAAGATGCCCGGACTTTGTGTGTATACAAATACTGAAGAAATAGAGTTCTCAACCCTGAATAGGCCACGGGTTCAGACCCGTATATTAGAGGTCACAGTCGAGGCATATGCTCTTGCGATTAGCGGGTTGGATGACACCTTAGACCAAATCTGCCTCGAGGTTGAAGAGGCTTTAGACGCAGATGTGACTCGAGGCGGGAAAGCAAAAGAAACAAAAGTCACATCCATCGAAACCGAATTTTCTGGCGATGGGGAAAAACCTGCTGGAATCGCAAGAATCACGGTGGAAGTCACTTATCAATGTCGAGAAAATGACCTTGAAGTGGCGATTTGATTGTAAAATTTAACTTTATTTTAGGAGGTTTTTATGGCTACTCATACAGGTTCAGAGGGAACGGTTAAAAGCGGCGCAAACGCAATTGCCGAAATCCGTTCTTATACCATCTCGGAAACGGGTGACACCATTGAAGATTCAAGCATGGGCGATTCTTCGCGCACCTATAAAGCAGGTCTAAAGACCTTTACGGCTTCGGTCGAATGCTTTTGGGATGAGACTGACACAACGGGTCAGGGTTCTTTCGATGTCGGCTCAACTGTTACTCTCAATGTCTACCCAGAAGGTGCTACCACGGGCGATATGTATTACACCGGGAGCGCAATTGTAACTGGCAAGACCATCAACGCAACATTTGATGGAATGGTTGAGGCTTCATTTACGCTACAAGGCACAGGCGCGCTAAGTGAGACAACGGTCTAATGGGACTCGGTGAACGCATTGCGGCAAAGCGTCAGGCCGCACGAAGAGTCATTGAGGTTGCAGAATGGGGTGATGATTCTGCTTTGCAAATGTGGGTTAGTCCGTTGACCTGTGCTGATGTTGATAAGTTACAGCGCAAGCATAAGGACTTTTTGCAAAACATGAGCATTGCGGCGATGGTTGATTTAATCATCCAAAAGGCCGAGGACAAAGAAGGTGAGAAATTGTTCACGGTTGAAGATAAACCATTCTTGATGCGGGAGCAGATTACTGTTGTTTCTCGCGTTGCGGCTGAGATGTTTGCGGGTATCACCACGACCGAAGAACACGAAAAAAACTAATATCCTGTCCGTTAAGGTTTAACCTCATTTCTTTGGCAGACAGGCTAGGTAAAACGATAGAGGAAATAGAAGATATTCCTCTGTCAGAGTTAAATGAGTGGTTTGCATATTTCAAGGTGAGCGATGGCAGACGGAACACAAATCAGAATAACCGCCGTTGATGCAACCTCGGCGGCTTTTCGTTCTGTTCAGAATAACATCAATGGTCTTCAGGGTGCGCTAAGAGGCATTGCCGCACCTCTTGCGGCGGCATTCTCGGTTGCGGGTATTGTTTCGTTTATGAAAAGCACCATCGACCTTGCAGATAGGTTGAATGATGTTGCAATGCAAACAGGTTTCACGGTTGAGCAATTATCCGCGTTAGGCAATGCGGCTAAGTTAAACGGCTCCAATACCGAAACACTTACCACGGGCTTAATCAAACTTAATCGAGCGATTTCCGAGGCCGGTAGCGGTTCTCAGGAACAGTTAAAGGCTTTTCAGGCTTTAGGCATAACCCAAGAAGAACTTAGAAACAAAGCACCAATTGATATTTTTTATCAGGTTGCTGATGCTTTCTCGAGCGCAAATGACGGAGCAGTAAAAACCGACATTTCAATGAAACTTTTGGGGCGGTCTGGCGCAGAACTAATTCCTGTCCTAAATCAAGGCAGTACAGAACTCAAAAAATTTGGCGCGTCTTTTACTGCGGAAGATGCTCAAAAAGCATCAGAGTTTAATGACAACATTGATAAGATTGTTATCAATTTACAAAAGATGGCGGCAACTATTTTCGGCCCGATATTAAAGGGTTTGAATTCTTTTTTTGCGTCTTTGGAAAAAGGAAAACAAGTTGTTGCTGACACAGAAAATGCAATTGGAACCTTTGATATGTTTATGCCTGATTTTGATGGTCAGGCTCAACAAGCGACAAATAGTTACAACAAATTTTTAAGTTCTGTTCAGCAAGGAACCAAGAAAGCAAGCGAGGCGGTCAAGAAAAATCTTTCAATGAATGATGACGAAGAAAAACGCATCACAGAAAGATTGACTGCGCGCAACGAAGAATTGATTGCGGTCTTTAAGATGGCTCGGCAACCAATTAACGACTATCAAGACGCAATCCAACAACTTAACAGTCTCAAGGCAGAGAACCTAATAACTCTTGAACAGTATTACAACGCACTTGAGAAAATTGAAGATGCTTATTCAAGCACTTTGCCCAAAATTGAACTTAACGATACTTCTCTGAAGAAATACATCTCAACAATTTCTAGTGTTGCAGATGCGCTAGACAATATGGCGGTTCGTTCTCTTGTCAATTTAGAAGATGCCTTAGTTGGCGTGATGATGGGAACAATGTCTGTTAAAGATGCGTTCAAGTCTATGGCGGCTTCTATCGTTCAAGATTTAATTAGAATTCAAATTCAACAATCAATCACCAAACCTCTTGGAGAGGCAATCTCTGGCGCAGGTGGTTTTTCTGGAATCTTTTCGAGTATATTTGGCGGTGGCAAGGCACTCGGTGGAACCGTAAACGCAGGTGAGGCGTATATGGTTGGCGAGAAGGGCGCAGAAATGTTTGTCCCCGGAAAGACCGGGACAATTGTTCCCAACAATCAGTTGGGTGGTAGCGGGGCGGTAGTAAACCAGACGATTAACATCTCTACGGGTGTTTCTCAGACGGTTCGTGCGGAAGTGATGGGGATGTTGCCAAGGATTG